TAAAGCTACAGGTGCGGTAGAAGTTCTTCAACTTAAGAAAGGCATTCTGAATGATATTATATCTGTTGCCAAACAGACGGGCATGGATCCTACTGATTTAGATACAGGCTGCTGGATTCATGTAGAGCGTAAGAAAACAGGACCTCTACCTTATAATGTTGAGTATGCAGTACAGCAGCTAAAATGTATCTCTTCTCCTCTAGAGCCAGAGTACCGTGAATTAGCACAAAATGCTCGAAACATTGAAGAAATGTTTCCTCGCGAAACATATGAAGAACAGATGGAACGATTAAAACGTCATTTAGAAGGCAAAAAAGAACAGCCTTCAATGAGTCCACGTCCAGATATTGATAATGAAGCAGTTAGTGAATTAGGCTAATAGATTGTAGAGGGCGAAAGCCCTCTTCTTTTAAGGAGAACAACTATTAAAGCTATATTTATTGCAGACCTACACATAAAACTAGGTCAGAAAAACGTGCCAAAAAATTGGCAAAAGAGTAGATTTATGCTGTTAGCTCAAGTAATAAAGAACATTACTGCTGATTATCTTATAATTGGTGGAGATCTACTTGACACTCCAAAGCCTACAGCAGAAGAAATAGGATTAATGTACGACTTTATTAAGGCATGTGAAAAACCTGTAGTCCTAATAGCTGGAAACCATGAAATGGTATCTAAACGAAAGGACTGCTACCAGAGTCTAGAATCCATGCTTAAAGACCTTAATATAGTACATATACAAGAACAAACCATTCACGACCACATCGAGTACATTCCGTACAACATATTACACACTGACTGGAGCCCTACTGGGCACGCTAAAATTGCTGTTACTCATGTCAGGGGCGAAATACCACCGCACGTTACTCCAGAAATAGATTTATCTAAATTCAGTGCATTTGATGTAGTATTTGCAGGAGATCTACACTCTAAGACAAATTCGCAGCTTAATATACTATACCCTGGAAGTCCATTCACAACGTCATTTCATTCTGAAATACCTAAAAACTCAAACGGCTACTATCTGATAGATACTGATACGGCTGTCTACGAGTGGAACGAGTTTAACTTGCCGCATCTGTTGCGTAAGAAGGTATCTGCATCTGACGCTATGGAGGCCGACGGGTATCATCATGTAATATACGCAGTTGAAGGCGACTTAGAAGAGTTACAGAACATTGAAGACACGGAACTGTTAGATAAAAAGATTGTAAAAAATTTAACCGCGCCCCCGACCCTAAATATGTCTGGTAATATCCATGAAGAACTAGCAGAATACTTAAAGACGGTGAAAGGAATAGAGAATGTATCAGAATATATTACTCTATTTAAAGAGGTAACTTCTAAATGATAAGAATAAATAAAATATCATTCTATAATATGTTCAGCTATGGCGATGAAGTTACTATAGAATTCAACAAACGAGTAACTCAGCTGGTAGGAAGCAATGGGCACGGGAAGTCTTCAATACCTACTATACTAGAGGAACTACTATATAATAAGAACTCTAGAGGTATTAAAAAGGGCGATGTTTTGAATAAGTACAAAAGCGACCCATACGGTGGAAGTGTCTATTTCACTGTAGACGGGGACGATTACGTACTTACCAAAGAAGTCGGAAAGACTAAAACAAAAGTAGTCTTAACTAAGAATGGGGAAGATATTTCAGGGCATACAGCAACCCAAACCTATAAGACTGTACAGGACATTATAAAAATGGACTTCACTACATTCACTAAGTTAGTATATCAGTCCATGACTAGTAGTCTTGATTTTCTAAGTGCCACCGATGCTAATAGGAAAAAGTTTCTAGGGCAGATGTTAGGACTGGACGAGTACGAAGAGTCATTAAATGTCTTGAAAGAGGAACTTAGAGTAGTCTCAGCTGACTTACTATCTGCAAATTCAGAACTACAAACGTACAAAACTTTATATGACAAAGAGAAGGACCTACCAGATCCTTTGGAAGAAGTAGAAGTACCTAATGAAGACCACAGCATTCGTACTAAGATAGCTGACCTGAAAGATAAGTTAAGTAGAATAAAAGATCTGAACCAAGAAATAGAAATGAAAAACCGACTCATTTCTGAACTTGCCAACTTAAAGCCTGTAGATCCAGTTGACTTTGTGGAAGAAGATTTAATTACTATATCGAACGAGCATAGTAGTATATCTTCTGAACTACATCATCAAAAACTGTTACTAACTAAGGCTAAGAGCGAGTTAGACAAAGTTCTTAGAATGCCTGAAAACTGCCACGTTTGCGGAAGTCCTTTAGACACTACATCTAAAGAGGAACTCAAACGAAATTTTGAATCAGAAGTAGAGTCAATAAGTGCAAAAGTGACCCAACTTTCAGAAGAGCTAGATTCTGTATCAGCTAAACTAGATGAGCAAAAAGCATTAAGCCTTAAACACGCTCAGTATAAGCAGTATTTAGCTAGGAAATCTGATTTAGAGTCTAGAGTTGGTAGTGCAAAAGTGACCCAACCTTACGTATATGACGATATGGTTGAGGAAATAGCACAACTAGAAAAATTAGACGCAGAGCAAAAAGCTAAAGTGCAGCAAGCACTAGCACATAACACTAAAGCTGCTTCGATAAGGGACTTGATAGAGTACAAAAAGAAAAAGCTGAAAGAGTATGAAGATGCTATAGATCGTCTAAGTACTAAAGTGACCCAACTTTCTTCAAGAGAAGGTAAGTTAAAGGTACTAACAGACGCATTTAGTTCTAAAGGCTTGATAGCTTATAAGCTAGAGACTATGGTAAAATCTTTTGAAGGGCTTATAAATGAATACTTACAAGTCCTTTCAGACGGACAGTTTAACTTAACATTTATAGTTGATGGGTCTAAGTTAGCTCTAAACGTATTCAAAGACGGAAGTATAGTAGATATAAAATCACTCTCTAGTGGCGAATTTAGTAAAGTTAATACTGCAACACTTCTGGCAGTTAGAAAGATACTAACCGCAATAAGTAAAAACGACATAAACGTGTTGTTCTTAGACGAGGTTGTATCTGTATTAGATGACTTTGGTAAAAATACGTTAATAGAGTTACTACTAAATGAACACAGCTTAAATACCTTTATAGTGTCTCATGGGTTTACACACCCGCTAGCTGACGTTATAAATGTTATAAAAGAAAATAATATTTCGAGGTTAGAGTATGGCGAGTAAACAAACACAGAAAGGAAGTAGATTCGAATACGCTATACGAGACTTACTAACTGAAAAGTGTGGAGTTAAATGGGAGAGAGTCCCAATGTCAGGAGCTGGTACGCTAAAGGGTGACCTATACTGCCCCACTAAGACGTACCATTACTGCTTCGAATGTAAGTCTTATAAAGAATCTAACATAACAGAAAACCTTTTACATGCTAAGTCTAATCTTATCTATTCCTGGTGGTATCAATGCGTTAGAGAGGCAGAGGCTATGAATAGAACCCCTGCTCTTGTGTTTAAGAAGGATAGAGGCAAACCATTAATAGCTGTAACTGAATATATACCAGAACTAAACTACATACAAGTGTCAACAAATATAGATAATAAAGTGAATATATACATATATATATTTACAGAATGGCTAGAATACAAAAAACCAGAGGATTTAGTAACGTGAATATTTTAGAATTGGAAGATGCGGTAAGCTACAGTGAGCCAGATAATTTAATGTTGGTAGACTGCTTAAACTTAGCGTTTAGGTTTAAAAACAATGGAAGGAAGAATTTCGCGTCTGATTATATACGTACTGTTACATCTCTAGCCAAGTCTTATAATGCTAAGAGGGTTATTCTTTTAACAGACTATAAACACTCATCTTTTAGGAAGGAGATACTACCGACCTACAAAGTTGGGCGGGCGGATAAGAGAGCAGACCAGACCGAAGAAGAAAGGGAAGAGTTTCTAGAATTTTTGGAAGAGTTAGATAGGGCTCTATCTTTACTTAAAGATAGTTATATAGTTATAAAGTTTAAGAACGTAGAAGCAGACGACTTAGCTGCTTACTTAGTAAGACACCTATCACCACACTACAATAAAACTTGGCTAATATCCACAGATAAAGACTGGGACTTATTACTGAATGATAAAGTTTCAAGATTTTCTTACGTAACTAGAAAAGAGTATACACTGGACAACTTCTATGAAGAACACGGGTGCGATACACCACAAGAATTTGTATCATTAAAAGTCCTGCAAGGAGACAGTAAAGATTCGGTTGAAGGAATAAAAGGTGTAGGCGTAAAGCGGGCGTACAATCTCATAAGAGAATATGGAGACGCTATAGGGCTATATGAAGCCCTGCCATTGGATGGTAAATCTAAAGTAGTTCAAAATATAAATGCTAGTGCAGATTTAATACTAAGAAATTACGAACTTTTGGATTTGGTAGACTTTTGTGAGAGTGCAATAGCTCACCCTGATCCAGAAAATATAACAAAATTAAATAACATCATTAACCAAGTACTTAAAGAGGATAAATAATATGGAAGACAAAAACTTAGAAATTATAAAACTAAAAGCTGAAGTGTACGATGCAAATAAAGAAGTAAACTTTATGCGACAAGTAATAGATAGAGTGTTTGCTATTCTAGAATTAGAAGAGGATCAAAAAACAGTAGAAGGTCTTATAACTGCTATAACAGATTTGAAAAAGGACTAGATAAAGTAAAACCCCGCTATTTAGGCGGGGTTTTTTATTGCCTAAAGATTAGGCAATACGTAAGTTTTGCAGTGGTGTTCTGCTATTTCTTCTAGACTCATACCGTCGTACTCCGGCCCGATATCGTCAATATAGAATGTTTCTCCCAATCTATTAGGATCAGAGTTGGCTAAAATATACGGAAGCTTGCCAGAGTCCTTGGCAGCCTGATTTAGCCAGTAGAATATCCTATAACTAGCATTATTAGTTCCATACTCATTAGTTTCTGATTGTCCTGTTGATATTCTATAATTGAAGTTTTTTCCTTGATTAATATTTTGTGAAGCGTCTGCTACTTGAAATATTGCATCAGTGTGTGTTGCCCCTTGAGGGTCTGTGAATGTTACTGTAAACATAATTATTCTCCTGATTCTTCTGTGTTTGTTTCTTGTGCATCGAATAATCGAGCTTTCAATTCAGTTAATTGAAATTGTTGGTTGTCTTGCATGGTGTTATGTACTCCAGTTCTATTGATAAAATGCTAGCATAAAATAACTAAATTCAGCA